ACAAGATGTTTGCTAGTTCTGATTCAGCGTCAAGACCGTGGATTGCTTTAAGGTCTTGTGCTAGTTCCATTGTGTACTCAGCTTTTAGTGCACGTGATTTCGCAGTTACGGATGTTTTCTCGATTGAGAACGCCATCTCGCCGAATGCGTTGCCTGTGTTACCAAGAGCTTCAGCAGCTGCTGTTGCCATACCTGCGCCTGTTGCGAATGAATCTTCAATGTCGTTAGTATCGGCATCAGTACCGTATGAACCTAGTGAGTCAGATGTACCTGCGTGAGAGCCCGCACCTGAGTGTGCTGTATCTGCTTCGCCAAATAGCGCTTCTGCACCACCTTGTGTGCTGTAACGTGATTTCATCGCGAAGATAAGACCAGTTGGGCCAGACATTGGCTGAACACCAGCAACGTCGTATGCCATTAGGTTAGGCATTGCACGGCGTACAAGTGAAATAAGAACTGGGTCGAATGTATCAATTCCACCACCAGTTGCGTTAGCTGCAGTTTCGTTTAGAGAACCAAATGCCGCGCGCTCTTCACGCATTGCTTTTTCTTGGTTTTCTAGAAGTACTGCTGTTACGGACTTACGATAGTTGTCCTGAATAGCAGGAACGTCAGCGTTCTCTAGGATCGGCTGCCATTTCTGTTGTGCATTTTCTGCATTGAACATTTTAGTTATCTCCTAATGGATATTATTTTTTAGACTTAGAAAGCGCTGCTAGATATTTTTCCATGATTGGTGAAACTTCAATTTCTTCACCTTCTGCATTCATAGAAACTTCTGCTTCTTCAACACTCTCTGTTACGGTTTCTTTAGCAAAGTATGACTCTTTTAATGTAGCTACTTTCTTAGCGAAAGTTTCTGCATCTTCGAAGTCAACATCTTCAGCTAGTGTCTTTAGCTTTTCAGCTTCAGTAACAGCTAGATCTTTAGATGCTTCTGCTAAAATTTCTGTACGACGAAAATCTGCAACAGATTCGTTTAAACGAATATTGTCTTCTGTAGCTTTTGTTAGTTGTGCTTCAAGCTCTTCAACTTGCTCAGCTAGATCGTCAACCATATCAGTTTTTGATTCTGGTACTTCGATATAGTGTTCAGTGAATACACCTTTTAGTGCTTCCATAAATGATTCTGCAATCTCTGTGCGTAAACCATTTTCAATTGCTACACGATTTTCTTCCATCCAATTCTCAACGACATAGTTAAGGTACCCATCTACCTTTTCTACTAGTTCGTCACGAATACCAGCTGTTTCTTCTTCTAGGTGCTGAGCATATTCAGCTTCTAGACGATCAATCTCACCAGCAACTTTTGTTTTTACTGCTGCTTCAAAGATTGTAGCTGCTTTTTCTTGGAATCCTTCAGACAATGTTTCATCAGAAGATACTAGGGCTTCAAGGTCAGCTTCGAAGTCATAGCCTTCTTTTACTTTACCTTTAGTTTCCTTCATTTCTTCTTCGTCATCATCGTCGTCATCGTCGCCTTCTTCGTCATCGTTACCCATAAATTTTTCATAGGCGGCTGTTAAGTCGGCTTTTTTCATTTTGGACATTTCTTTGTACATGGCATTAATAATACCAGCCTTAGTCTTCGGCGTTGCTGATTCTTCAATAACTTCTTCAGCTACTACTTCTTCAGCGTCTGCTTCGACAGCATCTTCCGCGATGTCTTCCTCAGTCTCAACTTCAACGTCTTCAACGAGGTCTTCATCTTGGAGCTCTACTTCAGAAACGTCTTCGATGAGATCCAACTCTAGGTTTTTGGTCTCTTCAGACATATTTTACTCCTTGATTCATAGAGTTAAAGTTTTGAGAGGAAATCTTGCCACACCTTCAATTGGCTTTCTGCCAATTGGGATGAAGATGCCTTTTTGATTTCAGTCTCATATTTTTCAATCTCTTGTGCTTTGAGCAGACCATTATCCCAAACCCATTCAACGCCTTCCATAATCCCATTTACGAAAGCTTCAGGGGCCGAGGGGTCTTGAACAATGTCAACTGTTGCTAAGATAAAATCTTTACCTACAACATTTACTCCGTTTTTGTTCACAAGAGTACCCATACCACGACTAGAAACACCCAATTGAACTCCGCCTTCGACCAATCCTTTTACGATTTGACCCATTGGAGTATCAAGTACGAGTGCTTTTCCCATCACATTATTACCGTCCCATGATAGTTCGGTAATACGATGAGATACTTTATCCAAATTAATAGTAGGACCTTCTGGGTGATTCAACTCACCAACAGCTCTACCTTTGGAAACCTGTTCTGTAACATATTTATTAACTGCACTTTCCATCACATCACGAGGATAAATGCGCCCGTTTCTATTTTTAGATTCGGCCTGCATAAAGATACCTTCAATGACGGTATTCTTTTTACCGTTCTTTTCTTCAGTAATATAGCTGAGGTTGTCCTCAAGATGTTCTGTAATAAGTTTCATTAACTTATGCTCCCATTAAATCTGCAAATTCCTTTGCAGCCTTTTCTGCTTCTTTAGCATTTTTATATTTATCGTCTAGCAAAGTGCCATCGATATAAACAGAAAACTTGGAACCTTTCTGCTTAATAACAGCTTTAGATTTTTTACCAACCTTAAGTGTTTTAACCTCTTTTTCAGAAGCTTCACTCAGGGTTAATTTCTGTCTCAGTTCCTTGAACTTCATCTGTCCCAATTTCCTGTTCAATACTATCTGTTACACCATTATAAACATCATTAGCTAGTTCGATTTTTTTAGCATCAAGCGCTGCACTAATCTTACTAGACATTAAATCATTAAATGTATTATTAGCATCCGCGGTTTTACCACTTGCTAATGCGTTAATTAAATCAATTGTGTCAGTCATTTACTCACCTTTTAGTATATTTATAATAAATTAAATTTCAAGATCATCTTCATCTGGAATCTGACCTGAATCTCTTTCATCCTCAATTTGTGCATCCATTAGTTCTATTTCGTCGTCATTCTGCATTAAGATGTTTTTGCGTACCCACTCTTTAGAGAAATAGTTACCAACGTATTCATCTAGTTGCGCCAGTAATTCTAATCTATCTCTTAAAATTTCAGCATCTTTTAGTTCAGCAAAATGAGAATCTTTAATATAGTCTACTGCAACGTTTTCTTTAATTTCTCTCCAATCGGCTTCAGTAATAATACCTTTTAGTAGAAGCTGAGTTTTAAGAAGATCTAAGAACAACCATGAGAATTTTTTACGTAGGCGGTTAATAAATTTCTGAAATTTAACTTCGTCACGAGAAATCTCTGTAGCTCTACCTAATGAGAATTGTGCCTCTTGTTCTAGTCTATTTACTGGAACATTTAATGATTTATATAACTTCTTTTGGAAGTAAATAATATCATCAATCTGGCCGAGGTTTTCGCCTCCAGGCAAGGTGGAGATCTCGGTACCACGCCCGCCCTCTCTACGAGGAAGCCAGAAATCTTCTAGCATTGACATATGCTTACGGTCGTCTTTAATCTCACCTGTATTTGCATCGTATACTAGTTTATTGCGGTATTGATTCATAATACCACGTAAATATTCTTCTGATTTACCTTTTGGAAGGTTACCTACATCAATATAGAAAATTCTACGTTCTGGAGCTCTTGATAACCTATAAATTACCAATGAATCTTCCATCATACGTAGTTGATTTACAGGCTTAATTGCTTTATGTAAATATGAAAGAACTTTCTTGCGAGAAGAATCTAATAAGCCAGATGTAGTATATTGGATTGAATCCTTTGAGATTTTTAAACCTTGATTAGATTTGCTCATTGAGCTATCTTGGTAAAGGTAATATTCATCGATGCTTTTAATAATATCTGCACCGGTTTTAGGATCTTTTTCAGAATCAATTTCTTTTACTTTGCGGATTCTGGTTGGATCAATTGGACGGAGTTCTAAAATACCCTTTTTAGGATTACTTTCATCTATGATGATATGGTAAAATAATCTACCGTCTACGTACCATTTACGGAAAGTTTCATGCCCATAATGGTTAAATTGTAGAAGAGAAACAATATTCTCAAATTCTGCTCTAATTAGCTTTTTAACACTTTCGGGCTGTTTTAACTCATCAAGAAGTATTTCGACAGGAGCAGAGGTATAATCAGAAACAATAGATTCATTTACAATATCTTCAATTGCTGCATCGCATTCAGGATGCTGAGCAATATCTCTATAACGACGAATTAGATCAGCTTCGTTTTTAGCACCATCGGTTCCGGACAAGTCAACATATTGACCAAAGTAACCTCCGGCCTGAATATAGCTAGAACCATCATCTTCTAAAGGAGCAACAAAAGATTGTTTCTTTTGTTCTTCTTTTTCTTCTTCACTTTTTCGTTTTATCTCGAAACCAAAAAATTCAGCCATTTAAATATTCCTACTTTATAATAAACAGAGGGGTTTTATCCCCTCTGCTATTATTTATATGCTATTAAGTAGTGGTGTTTGATTCCCAGTACTGTACTTGAAGTTCAACTGTGAACTCTTCAATAGCATTTTCGTTATCAAATGATACATCAATTGCTGCAACATTCGTTGGCCACATGCCACGGAATGTATAACCTTTGACTTCATTTCCATCTTTATCTAGCTGATAAACAGATGCATCAGCAAAATAGTTAGATGGTGTAACTTCGCCTGTGTTAGCGTTATGAGAGTTGATATAGTTCATCCAACGCTCAAAAGCATCACGTAGTAAGAAGTTTGTGTCGTTCAATACTGTGATTGACCAAGGTTCAAATGTACGGTCACCCGCAATTTGAAGTTGACGACCACGGAATGGAACTGTAATAGGTGCAATAACTGAAGCTGGAAGCTGTGCTGCTTTAATTAAAAAGCCACCAACTTCTGATTCGGCTGCACCAGCGATACCAGCAGGGAAACCCATTTCAACTTTGAATAAGTTGGAACGTGCACCACCACCGACTAGTTTTGATTTGAAATCATCTACGCCTAAGATAGCCATTGTTTATTCTCCTTATTGACCAATAATTTCAGAGAATTCAACGCCTGTACGTGTCGCGATGAAGTTCAATGTGATGAAGTTAATTGAACGAGCTGGCTTGATATAGATATCCGCTACAAAGCGGTTTGTATCTACAACTTCACCAGTGTTATTTGTTGCATCACAAACAACTGCAAAGTCAGTAATACCACGACGACCCTTGACGTCACGCAAGAATGGTTCTACCATGTTGCGGAACATTGCACGGGTAAATTCGTCATTGAATTCAAAGAGTTGATATTTAGCAGCAGTTGCAATCGCTTTTTCCAATGTGATGAATAGGCGACGTACATTGATGCGATCAAATGCAGAAGGTTTAGCTTGTGCTGTTTTATCGCCATATAGTACTGTACCCTGTCCAGGGAAAGATACGATTGGGTTGATACGTGCTTTATAAAGCGTATCACGATCTGCTTGCTTAGGATTGAAAGCAATCTTAGTGATACCCAAGATTTGACCACGGTTGAAGCCTGCTGGTGAGAACCATGCATCTGCAACTTGGTCTGTATTAGCACATAGACCAGCCATGTGGCCAGCTGCTGGAATCCAGCGATATACGTCATTATATTTGTCGTATACTTTAAGTGCTGTTGAATCAATCACACCATATGATGTAGATGTCAGCTGATCAGCAAAAGCTTTCACATCGGCTGCTGGTGTAGATGTTCCAACTGTGTCCTCGATTGGAGGCGAAATAAATGCAACTACATCTTTACGTGCTGTTGCAATGGCTAATAGGTCATTAGCTAAAGTAACGTCGTCACCACCATTCGCTGCTGGTACAGAGAACAATAGGTTAACGTCAACAGTTTCGGCATCTTCGAATAGATCGAATCCTAATTGTAATTCACCAACTGTTGGTGCATTATTATCAGCGCCATCTGCTAATGATTCAGCTACAACCGCTGCTGTAATACCTCCTAAGAAGTCTCCAGCTACTGTTGCTGTAGTAGAACCTGCATTGGTGAATAGAGCTGCATGGTCTCCCCACCAAACATAAGCAGAGTTACCATTGATAACATCTTTATAGTAGTTTGATGTGCCCTGTGCAGAACGTGCGTCAGAAGCTTGTGATACAAATGCCCATGTTTCTAGAACAGTACCTGGTGTTCCTGTCCATGCGCCATCTTCATCGATGACTACAATATGCATTTCGTCGTTTGAACAGCTTCTATCAGATGCCCAATCAGATGTTCCTGGTGCTGCGTCGAATTCACCTGCATGAGCCCATCCTGTGAAAGATGCACTATCTGCAGGACATACTTCAACTGCTAGTGAGTTACCTAGAACACCTGGATATTTAGCAATCCATTCGTTACCTGTTGTTGTTACGTCGTCTAAATGATCGCGATTTTTAACTAATAGGCCGCTTCCACCAGTAGTAGCATTAAGCATACCATTCGCTTCTACACGAACAGTTTTCAATGCGTTACCATATGTTAAGAAGCTAGCAGCTGTTAAAAAGTATTTCGCGGTGTTATTATCTGGGGTTCCAAAGATCGCCGCAAGTTCTTTCTCAGAACCAACTGTACGAATCTCTTCAACTGGTCCCCAGTTGAATGCGCCAGCAAAACCACCAATTGATGTGGATACCGCTGGAATCACATTCGTTAGGTCAATCTCTTTGACCTGAACTCCTGGTGATACTTGAAAAGCCATTTTTATTCCTCTCCAAAAAAAGATTATAAGCTTGGGTTATTATATGATTTCATAATACGAATTGTTAGTCACTCGTATATATTTATAATATTAGTAAATTCCAGTATTTACTGACTCCCAGACGGTACCATCACTATCTGTTTCATACTTATCTTCTCTACCATCATCAAAAAAGCCAACTGGAACAATTTCTTCTTCCATAGCTTTAATTCTTTCTGAGTATAATAAAGACTTCATATCAATATCCGTAAGCTCGGCGAAAAATGCATTGGTTGAAAACCAACCAAATAAAACTAAACTCATGACAATATCATCATGATTACCAGAAGAAGCTTCAAAAGAGTTTCCTCTAGCTTCAAAGGTAGATAATTCTAAAATAGTTTCTGCATCATTAATTATTAATTTTTGTTGCTCAATTAAATCTTTCATATTTGAGCAACCTATTCTTTTTACTTTACGAGTCATTGTAACACCAATTGCATTGGCTTTTACTGCAGACTCAACAAACACATTCTCATATTCTAAATCATAATACAAACCATTACAAACAACTGAACCTTGGTCATTATTTTCTACAATGACATATGCTTCATTGTACATATTAGCGTATTTGTAGATTATATCAGGTAGCAATAATGGCGATATTGTATTATCTTGATAGACTGCTACTTGTTCAAATGGTCTAACAGACATATCTATAATATTAAAAACAGAATAGTCTTGACCTCTTCCTTTTGCAACATCAACAAATATCATATATTCATGAAGTTCTTCAGGTTCTTTATAAATCCGTAAATTATCAACTCTGCCAATTGGTTCTATTGCTTGGAGCTTAAGTAAAATCTCTGGAGCAATAAGAGTATTACCAGTTCCGTGAAAAGTATTACCGAATTCTTGCTGGAATTGTAATTCAGATGTATTGTTAATTGTTGTTTGTCTCCAAGCTTCATCACGACCTGGAACGTCCCACCAATCTACTCTAAAAGGTTTATACTCATTAGTTGATTGAACTGCGCCTTCCCAGATTTTATGATATACATTACCAACACCATTTGCTGTACTAGTAATAATTACTCGGGTAGACTCACCAGAAGATACAACTGGGTATGTTGAAGTATAGAACTCAGCGTCATTTTCAACAAATGCAAATTCGTCTAAAAATAGTAAATTTACAGACATACCACGAATAGAAGACCCTGAGGTGGCTGCAGCTATAATTCTAGAGTTGTTGGAAAATTCAATAGAGCTTTTGTTTAAAGCTTTTGCTCCTGGCTGTAAAAAGAATGGCATATTTTCAAGCATAAGAGTAATACGTGCTAGCATTTCTCTAGCAGTAGAACCTTTGTTAGCAAGAATTGCAATTGTTTTTTCTGGATTAAAAATAGCATACCATAAAAGATATGCAACAGAGCTAATAGATTTACCAGATTGTCTACATGCTAAAACAACAGAGAATCTATTATCGTTGAAATGCTTAAACATTTCTTCTTGATATGGATATAAATTAAATGGAACTAAACCCTTATCAAGAGAAATAACCTTTAAATATGTACGCGCAAAATAAGAAGGATCTTTCATACATTTTGCGTATTCTTTTATTTCTAGCTCAGACCATTCTTGTTCAACACCATCGCGCTTAACGTTTGGATTACCAAGATAGCCTAGTTCATTATTCTTCAGATTCGATGACATCTTGCTCTTCCATCTTCTTTAATAACATTCTTTGTAGATCTGTTGAAGAACCTACATAAACATTATTTTGAGTCATTTTACTTGGAAGTGCTTTTGCGTCTTTTAAGTGAACTTCTTTCTTTTTCTTTTGGAGTTCCATTAGACGGTCTGCTATTTCAGCATTCTGTTTCATCATATTAGATAATACTTCAAAAGCACGAGGGTGCTCAGACTCTCTTGCTAATTCCATCATGAGATCAATTGCCTCATCACCTTTTTCAACTAAATTATAGTACTTTGATCGAGCAAAATCATAATCGTCATCAATATCGTCTTTATTCTTATCCATTATGTAATTGCTCCATCATCAGTTTCGTCTTTACCTTCTACTACAGCATCAATATCGCCATCAGCAGATGTACCATCAGCAATATATTCTTCTAAGAAGCCAAAGTCATCTACTGCTCCTTCTAGCATATCAACATCAGTTAGCTGAATGACCTTTTGTTCTTTAATAGGACCATAGAATCTTACTCTAAGATCAAAATCTAAAGTATATATGATTGCTCTACGAGTAAGAAAATCGCCTTCATAGTCTTCTGTAAGGTTTACAGCACTCAATACAATAGGAATATCATTTTTGATATTCATATCTGGAACTTCATTAATTGTAATTGTATAATCTGGCTGAAAATATGGAATAATTTGTTCTACAATTTGAAGACCATCATCTTGATTTTTTACCATAATAGCTAATTGAATACTCATCGTATATGGGGCATAAGTATATAGCGTATTTCTAGTAGTATAATCACCAAGAGTATTCTGGCGAGTAACTTTATTCATTTTAGGAAGTTTAGTTGTAGAATCATATGTCAAACCAGTAATTTCAAACGACATACGAGGTAATTTAATTGCCACTCTTTGATCTGTTAAATCAGGTTGAGTATCTAATCTTGCCAAAAACTTTTGCTTAGGTCCATATGCTAATGGAACCCTTGAAATTTGTTTTACTTCTCCGGCAGAATCTTTTCTGACAATTTTAATATCATTAAAGATAGTACCAAAAGCAGCAATAGTTCTTCTAATAGAAGCATGATAAAAATGTTCATTTAACATAATTAACCTCCAATCTCACCAAATGGATTGGTCTCAGTAAAGTCAATAATTCCATCTGCTTCTAATTCAAAATCTTGGTTTTGTGCTTGTCCGTCATTTGCAAATGCATTAGACGAAGGCGCATCATTGACATCATATACGTTAGCAATAGACCATTCTGCTCCAGACTCCTCGCCAATAATATTTAATCCACCAACTACAAAGTCTTGAACTTTTCCATTGGTTGTTGCCCAGTCTGTTAGTATTAATTCCGTTGTATTAGAATCTACATTAGTATATTTGACAACACGACCAGTTACAAATTCTCCAGGCTCAGAAGAAATTTCTTGCTTTACAGTCTCATTAATTTTAAATTGATTACCATTAGAGCCATTAATGATTAGTGTTTTTTGCTGTGCAACATATTCATTTAAATCATCTAAGTTTTGGAAACCAGTATTAATTGTTTCTCCAGAATATTCAAATAACTCACATTGCAAAGTATATGTTGGAAGATTTGATAACTGGTAAAAAGGAGATTCGTGCTCTACAAATCTAATTTCGAATAAAGATTGAGATAACGGAAGGTAAATT